GTTTAACGGACTCGTCTTGCCGAATTAACTTTCGGTTCTGACTATCCATCTCCTCTAAGTGTCAACTTAGAGTTATCACCATAAGCAGGTGACATCATGAGTTGGACAACACCGTACGATCTCCGGTGCACGTTGAAGTGCATTGGGAAGCTCGCGGAAGTTCTGAGTGAGCTTGGCGGACCTGTTACGAAAGAGATCTGCGATCTTCTTTCCGCTGGCAGATACGCTGAGGTAATCGACTTCACAATCGACTACTCTCTTCCTACATTAACCTACAACGACTTGGTTTATGCCCGCCAGGCGAAGGCTCTTGTTGAGAAACAAGACTTCCTTGACCTGGGCATCGACCTCGAAGAAGTAGCGTGGGAAAAGTTCAAACAGTCCGAAGAGAAATGCCGACTGACGAACGAGAGGCTAAGATCTCTGGATTCTGGTGGTACTTATCCACCAGGCGTTGCTAGCGTAATGTTTTACGCTCAGCGGAAAATATCCGAGATTTTAGGCGATCTGCCCGATTTCGGCGAATTGGAATTCTCTTTCGGTCCGGGAGCAAACACCAGCATGAAGGCTAAGTTAGCTTGCGCACGCGCAAAGCTATCGGCCAGTCTAGAGTGTAGTACGAACTTCGCCCCTTTCGTTCGAGGATTCTTAGCTGAATTCCCGATGTGGACGGTAGCTCATTCCCTTCCGGGAATGTCTGACGGCAATTTCTTGTCGTCACCAGTTACCATTAAAGTCTCGACAGGCAAGCTTCAGTTTGTACCGAAGAACGCCAAAACGAAACGTTCGATAGTAGTGGAACCTATCCTTAATTCCTTTTATCAGAAAGGGTTGGGTAAGTACATGAAACGTCGTCTGCGGAAGTTTGGCGTTGATTTGTCAGATCAGACGCGAAACCGTGCCCTCGCCCGCAAGGGATCACTGGATGGTTCTTTATGTACCGTCGATATAACCTCAGCGAGTGATTGCATTTCACGTGAGCTTGTATGGAATCTCTTTCCTCTGCCTTGGGCGCAAGCCCTTGACATTGGGAGAACGCCATACGTTACCTATCGTCATCAAGACCTTCTCCTGGAGAAGTTCTCTTCGATGGGCAATGCTTACACCTTTGAGTTAGAGTCGATTCTTTTCTACTCTCTCTCTATCGGTGTGTGTAAGGCTCTTGGCCTGACAACAGAGTCAGTATCAGCGTATGGGGATGACATTATTATCCCCACTCCCGCTTACGATCTTCTGCTGAGTACCCTCGAGTTTTGTGGCTTCACAGTCAATTCTGAGAAGTCATACTCGTTCGGCCCCTTTAGAGAATCGTGCGGAGCTGACTGGTTCTGTGGTATGGACGTGCGACCTTTTTATCTGCGAAAGCAGATATCAGATCGAACCCTCATGGTGATGCACAACTTTTTTGTGCGTCACGGAGAATGGCGACTTGCAAAAATCGCCAAAACCTTCATAAAGCCGCATAATCGAATATACGGTCCGGACGGTTATGGAGACGGCCATTTAATTGGTTCGTACTCCCTCCGTTCGAGTCGTAAACTTCGACGATGTGGCTACGAAGGTGGGTTCTTCGATACCTTTGTTTGCCTTCCTAAGAGGGTAAAGACCCGCTATAGGAATGACTGGATCTTTCCATCCTATACGATTTATATGCGTACGGGAGAAGAAGAATCTACGGACCCTGATATTGTTCGGGGTACGAAAGGTTATCGACGCGCTTCCATCTACACTTTAGCCGATCGCATATTCTTAGCGATCGAACTGTAGCACTGCTACACCTTCTTCCTTGAAAAAGTGACGAAGGGGATGGGCTTAGTTAAGCCTTTCAGGGACTTGCTGCTTAGCAAG